TGGGCGGTCATACTCATCAAAGGTGTACACATCATTAAACCTTGCAAAGCGCGACTTGCGCCCAGCAAACTTCATCATGTGTGGTGCGTTGTGGTACACAAAGGCTATGAACCTATGCAAGTGTGCGCCACTACTAAATCCGTCACGACTTAGGTGTATGTGTAAGCCACAGGTATCTGTATCCCATGACCTACCCTCAAAGTCTCTGCGTAGTGTCTCTATGGTATTCCATAGTAGCGCACTATTGTCGCGGTACTCTTGGTGCGTATGTGGGTGAGTAACTATCTCGAACCCGTTGCTTACGCTTCCGTCATGCTTTAGGTATGCCGTGCCGAGTAGGTTACGGCTAGCGTACTCAGCAGGTCGGGCGGTACTGTCCTTGAACTCTACCTCTAACTCGAAGCCGAGATACATGTTGCGCTTGCTAGTACCCTTAAAGATAGGTGCTGGCTTGCATGAGTAGTCGTGGATAGTACCACTACTACGATAGGCACGGCAACACTTACCCTCTACTGTATCGCTCTCGCGACAATCGCAAGGGTAATCATTGTGGTATGACTCGTCACAGTCATCACAGTAGTAGCACTCGTCAGAGTAGCATGACTCACAGTATGGGTTATCACCCACATAGGTCGTACTCTCTGATGATGAAGAACTGCATGACTCACAGTAGTAACTGTGGTTCTCGTAGCAGTACTCACACCATGACTCGTTGTCTACTGTGTGCGTGTCATCATTACGAACTCCGTCATTACAGCGTTCGCATTGTGTCGCGCAACCCCAGCAGTACCACTCGTCAGCAATAAACTCACGACCTTGACCACTAACAGCAAAGATAGTCTCACACTCAAAGCATAAGAACGCACACTCTGTACAGTAGGCATGCTCATTAATGATTAACTCATCTCCGTCATCTATCGTGCTACTGCAATCCGTACACACTCTACCCTCTATCGTTACCTCGTCCATGTATCTCACCCCCTCTCGTTATCTTGTAGTCGTAGTATAGCATGGCGTTAAGCCTTTGTCAATTCTCTCGCGTTGTCTATAATTGCGTCTGCAATCTTGGAGCGCAAGCCTTGTACCTCTAGCACTAGGCTAGGAAAGTCGTTGCGCTTATGGGTATCCTCTTGCACTCTAAGTGCCATGCGGATAACTTCGACCTCACGTTGAGTAAGGTCTAGCAATAGGTTATCGTGCGTCATAGTATCCCTCGTAACGGCGTAGTCTACGCTCTAACACATAGACTCTACGAAAGGCTATCAATAGTACCATGTTCACCGATAGCAAGGCTATCATTAGGGCGAACATGTCACTTGTAGATAGTGTCATGTCTAACCTCTCTCACAGGGACACCATGAGCCTAGATTAAGTTTGCCACACTTAGGACAAGTCCAAAACCTATCCTTGCGTGGGTCGCTTTCACTAGCCACTTGATACCCCTATCTTATCATGGGCTTGACGCTTTGTCAAGTCGTGCCACGCTAGGGCTTGAACCTAGACCTACCCCCACAATCGGGCGTGGCTAATCTTAGTCGTTCGCGTCTATGTGGACGCTGGGTAGCGTGGCGCGGAACTCGCGTTCGCGTTCGCTAAGTGCTAGGGCGCGTGCTAGGCGTTCCTGTTCCTCAATGCTTAGGGTTGGTAGTACGCGCTCAACCTTAGGTCGGTTGGTCGTGACGGCATGGCGTTGGCGTGTACGGCGTACGGCTTTACCATGCTTTGTGTCGGTAAGTCGTGCCCCGATAGTGCCCAAGCGTCTATCAGACGCATGAACCTTGCGTGGCGTGACTACGATACTACCTAACCCCCCATAGGGGTTATAGGTCAAGGGTCTATCCTCTCTCATGCTTAGCCTAGCACCATGCTAGGTCTAGTGGGTGTTTAGGTCGTGAGCCTATTGTATCCTAAGATAACACCCTTGTCAAGTTAAGTTAGATAGTGTCCTGTTACCACGGGCGTCCCGCTGTTACTAGTAACTAGTGGAGACTATCTAACCTTTATTGACTTGTCAAGTTAGGGACGCTCCCGACTTGTCGGGGTTCTAACTTGTTAAGGGATACTTTACACTATCCCCTAGCCTTTGTCAAGTCTCGCGACTTGTCGGGCGTGTCGTACTTTGTGAACCCTTTGGGGTTATTCCCCTATCCGATTTACAAAGCACACTTTACACGCTCACCATGCCAAAGTCAAACCCAATAATGGTCATTGATGGTCATACCTTTGTGAAGTACATCACACCTAATCTGGGAGTTTCCTGAGAACTTCCTGAGAGTCTACTGTGAGCCACGTCACACCTTGCTAGTCTGAGAGTTTGCTGAGAATTATCTGGGAATTGTATTAGCCCCAGTTTCCTGAGAATTAACTGAGAGTTGGCTGAGAATAGATAGGTCGGTGGATAGTCGGTAAGTAGATAAATACTTATAGCGACTTATAGACTTATCTCTTTATCGATTTATCGACAATTTATGACCCCACATGCTAAAAAATGTGTTCGAGGGGGGATTATAGTATCCCATAAAAAATTTCTGTTATATTTACCCCCCTCTCACTATAGGTCAGTTACCCCCTAATTATAGCCCTGAACAGGGCTTTTATAAATATATTCACTTTGGTTGTTCGGTTTTACGATTTGAACAGGTTATCTTATATGTATAGAAATACATATACGGAGTCGCTCCGTTTAAGACTCCGCGACTCCTATATATTATATAATATATTATATATATGGGGAAGTTATGCCGTTAATCGGCTAGCGTTAAATGACTGTAAATAGCTGCACTTGTCCTGATGGACTGGGTGCCTTTTTATGCCTCTAGTGCAATGGTAGCACGACGGTCTCCAACACCGTTAGTCTAGGTTCGAGTCCTAGGGGGTATGCAATGTTAGGAAGCGGGCTAGGGGCTGAGACCTCTCGCAGAAAGTTGAATACCTACCCGTGGGTAAACGAAGGCGTTAAAGTGTAGGCTAGCACACTGGGCTCAATCACCCAGAAGATAAGTTCGATTCCCAGCCGACAAGTAACCCATCCTAACATAGTCCCTTAGCATTTGGATAATGCGACACCTTAGGGTGAAGATGTGGGTTCGATTCCCTAAGGGATGCCGAGTAACACCTCATAACCGAGGTATGTAGGCACAACTAGGAGTGCACCTACACGGCGCTGTCAGTCGCTCGGTTGGGACTGGTCCCTACTGGCACAATTTTTAAGTGGCTACAACCTCTTGGTTAGTTACTGGATTAAGAGTCTATAACCACTAGGATGGGGACAACTGATGGGTAGAAAGCCTGGGATTCAGAATATCCCTAAGCGCGAGGCGCAGGAGAAGGCCTTGCAGCAACTGAGTCAGGGTAGCACTATTACCCAGGCTATGGCCTCTGTGGGGCGCTCAGACGTGGCCTTCCGCCAATGGTCAGCAACTGACCCTGAGTTCAAAGCACGTGCCGAGGCTGCTCGCCTCGAAGGTAAAGGCATCAAGACTGACCTGAAAGAACTAGGGGATATTTCCTTCCCTGACTTCTCTGAGCAGTTCCTAGACACCAAGCTCTTTGACCATCACCTTGACTGGGTAGATTTGATTGAGGGCCGTGAGCCACGCTGGATGGACCCAGCCATGACCTACGAGCCAGGGGCACACAACCGTGTACTGATTAACGTACCACCTGAGCACGCTAAGTCCACAGTCATCACGACTAACTACGTCGTCTATAAGATTGTGACTAACCCCAACGCCCGTGTGATTATCGTATCCAAGACACAGGGTATGGCCCGCAAGTTCCTTGGGGCGATTAAAACAAGACTTTCCCACCCAGCCTACACCAAGTTACAGGTGGCCTTCGGCCCCAACGGTGGCTATAAGGCAGACTCAACACAATGGTCTGCTGACATGATTTATCTGGGTACAGGACGCGACTCTGGCGAGAAAGACCCAACGGTCCAAGCCCTAGGTATGGGCTCACAGATTTACGGTGCTCGCGCTGACCTGATTATTATCGACGATGCTGTGATGGGTTCAAACGCCCACGAGTGGGAAAAGCAGCTCGAGTGGATTCAAAAGGAAGTTATTACCCGTCTAGGCAGACACGGTAAATTAATTATCGTTGGCACTCGAGTTGCACCAATTGACCTATACAAGATGCTCCGTGACCCCCAGCAGTGGTCTGGTGGCAAGTCACCCTTTACTTACTTTGCAATGCCTGCCGTACTCCAGTTTGACGAGAAGCCTGATAACTGGAAGACGCTGTGGCCTAAGACCACACTGCAGGAAAACGAGATTGATGAACCCGATGAAAATGGTTTATATCCTAAGTGGGATGGACCCTCGCTCTTTACGCGCCGCTCTGAGGTTGCGCCATCTGTCTGGGCTATGGTCTACCAACAAGAAGACGTCCAGTCCGATTCTATATTCGCGCCAGCAGCAATTGCAGGATGTGTCAACGGTATGCGAAAGCGTGGACCGCTTAAACCAGGTGCTCCAGGGCACCCGCGCTCAGCAGGTTCAACCTACACAGTAATTGGTTTTGACCCAGCCGTATCTGGTCGTTCTGCTTTTGTGGCTGTAACTTACAACCGCGATGACAGTTCTATCTACGTACTTGACTGCGTCAACATGGCAGACCCTACTCCTCAAAAGGAGAACGCTCTGATTCGTGAGTGGGTCGAGAGATACCACCCTCAAGAGTTTCGTGTAGAAATCAACGCACACCAAAAGTACTACGCAATGGACACTGACCTGCGTAACTACCTGGCTACCTACGGCTGCCAGTTAAACTCACACTTTACTGGCAAGAACAAGTGGGACACATCTTTCGGCGTAGCATCTATGGCTAGCCTTTTCGGAACTATCCATGATGGTCGCTACCAGGATAACGGTTTAATCGAACTGCCAAGCAATGAGGGCTCTGAGGGACTTAAGTCTCTTGTACAGCAGCTCATCACTTGGAAGCCAGATACTAAGAACCCAACTGACTGCGTGATGGCTTTATGGTTTGCTATCATTCGCATACGCGAATTGATGCAGCAAGGTAGCAAGGTTGGTCAGTACCAAAATAATCGCTGGGCAACCAGATACCAAAAGCAAAGCAGAATGTCATTGAACTTAGACGAAGCATTCGCTGAGCAATGGCAAGAAACTTATAGTTAGGATAACAATGGCATTATCAATGGAACAAGTTGCAGCGAGAGTTGAGAACCTTCGCTTCCGCAACGCTGAACGCGACGGTCGCAACCTCGACGTTCTTGCAGTCCGTAAGGGTAACATTGCATCTGTTTATCCTGACTTCTTTCCAGACGGAGTAGATGCTAACGTAGTTGCTAACTTTATCGACATTGTCGCACGCGACTTGTCTGAGGTTATGGCACCACTACCTGCGGTTAACTGCTCTGCTGCTAACTCTGTTTCAGATAGAGCACGTTCATTTGCTGACAAGCGTACCCGTATCGCATCTAATTATTTCGCTCACTCTGACCTTTCAGTTCAGATGTACCAAGGTGCTGACTGGTACCTAACATACGGTTTCCTCCCATTCTTTATTGAATTGGATGAGGAAGCAAAGATGCCACGCATCCGCCTAGAAAACCCTGTGGGTGCTTACCCAGAATTCGACCGCTACGGACGCTGCATTGCCTTTGCAAAACGCTACCTCATGTCATTGGCAGAGTTAGTTGCATTGTTCCCTGAGTATGAATACTCCTTGCTAGGTGGCCACGGTTACCGCCAGGATTTAAATACTCAGGTAGAAATGATTCGCTACTTTGACAAAGACCAGTCAATCATCTACATTCCTACAAAGGATAACCTAGTACTATCACGTGCTAAGAATCCATTGGGTAAGATGATGATTGTTGTAGCACGCAAGCCATCCATCGATGATGAATTACGTGGACAGTTTGACGATATCCTAGGTATCCAGTTGCTTCGCAATCGCTTTGCGTTGCTTGCAATGGAAGCTGCAGAAAAGTCTGTACAATCTCCAATCGTACTTCCTCAGGATGTGCAGGAGTTGCAACTTGGTGGCGACGCTGTTATTCGTACAGCTAACCCAGCAGGCGTACGCCGTGTAGAACTTAATATTCCAGCAGGAGCATTCACTGAGCAGAATTTGCTCAACCAAGAACTTCGTGTTGGTGCTCGTTACCCTGAGTCTCGTACAGGTAACGTCAATGCATCAGTTGTAACTGGTCAAGGTGTACAGGCTCTTATGGGAGCATTTGATACACAGGTCAAGTCAGCTCAAGCAATCTTTGCTTCTGCTCTTCGTGATGTAATTAGCATCTGCTTTGAAGTTGATGAAACAATTTTCCCAGCAGAAAAAACTATTCGTGGTGTTGACTCAGGTTCACCATATGAAATCACATACTCACCTAAGAAGGACATCAAGGGCGATTACTCAGCCGATGTTCGTTACGGTATGTTGGCTGGTCTTAACCCAGCACAGGGACTTATCTTTATGCTCCAAGCACTTGGTGGTGGACTCATCTCCAAGGATATGGCAATGCGTGAACTTCCATTTACAGTTAACGTAACCCAAGAAGTAGAAAAGATTGAAATCGAGAGTATGCGAGCATCGCTTCTCGGTTCCATTAATGCACTCTCTCAAGCGATACCACAGATGGCTATGCAAGGCCAGGACGCTTCTGAAGTTGTGCGTCAGATTGCGGCTGTCATTAAGGCACGCCAAAAGGGACAGGCACTAGAGGACGTCATTGAAGAAGTCTTTACGCCAGAGCCGCAACCAGTTCCTCCTGTTGGGGCCCCACAAGCGGTTGAGCAACCGTCCCCTGTTCCCGCTGGCGCTCCAGCAGGAGGCGCTACTCTTTCACCTGAACAAGGACCGCCTGACATTATGAGTTTGTTATCAGGTATTTCTGG